GGCAGATTTTTACAAGCTATTCCAAAATGCTAGGTATCCAAGGACTAGACACGCTAGTCACTGGTTCAGCAAGAGATGAGTTTAATAATAACAAATTCTCACTTGCCAGAGTCTCTCTGGGTATTAAAAAAGGTTCGTCAGCAACAGTTAATGATGCTGTAATTGGATATCTAACAGGAACAGCTGACGACCACATGAGAGAGGCATGTTATATTAGAAATGCACGCCCCACCTCAGACAACTATACAATTCGCGATGGCACTGAGACAGCTGGTGAAATATCTGCAGGGGAATTTCCGCTACTCACACTAGCTAGTCTAGCTTCACTCACCTCCTCAATTTACTTTAATAAGTTTGCTGACTATAACAAGTTTACAAACTTTATGTACGGTGGCTTTGACGGGGTTAATATTCTTGATAGAGATATGGCAGAGATGAATGATAGGGCTACATCTTCTGATGCTACTGGAAAGGCCTCAGTTGCCAAGCCTACTACGGGCGGCCCGCTTGATATTGGCCTATCTGATGCTAATAATTTTGGAACAGGGCAGGATAATGCGACAGTAATGTCTTATAGAGCTGCAGCAACTATCATGACTGATCCCATGATAACACGAATTAACATTCTAGCTGTACCCGGAATTAGAGATAGCGCTGTGACTAACTTTATTATTGATAAGGTGGAGGATTATAGCAAGGCAATCTACATCATGGATATGGCACATTATGATGCCAGTGATAACAGGCTATTCAGCGGTGATGGTAAACGACCTGATGTGACTAAGACGGAGAATAATTTTTCCTCAAGAGCGACTGATAGCAGCTATGCTGCCACCTATTTCCCTGATGTGACTATCGAGGATCCATTTAACAACCTTCTAGTTTCAGTGCCGAACTCGGTAGCTGTCCTCGGTGCACTATCCTATAATGATTCAGTTTCGTTCCCATGGTTCGCTCCTGCAGGATTTAACAGGGCTAGCCTGGATTTCGTCACCAACGTTTCCACACGGATTAACGCTGCAGACAGAGATACCCTCTATGAGGCACGTATCAACCCGATAGCTTCCTTCCCCAATGCAGGCTTTGTCATCTTTGGACAAAAGACTCTACAGCAGAACAAGTCTGCTCTTGACAGAGTTAACGTTCGTCGAATGATGCTGGAGGTTAAGAGACAGGTTGTTGAGGTGGCAGAGAAGATATTATTCGAACCCAACACCCCTGAAACTCGCGCAAGATTTATCTCACAGGTGACACCCCGCTTAGCTCTTATCCAGAGTCAACAGGGGATAGATCAGTTCAAGGTCGTTATGGACGGATCTAACAACACAACAGAAGACATCGAGACCAACAGGCTAAACGGTAGAATCGTTCTGGTTCCTACTCGTGCCATTGAGTTTATTGTGATGGACTTCATTGTAACAAATAGCGGCGTCGAGTTTGAGTGATAAATATTTAAAGATGATGACTATCTGGAGTAATTTAAATGGCAACTGAATATCCAACATTCGCAAGTCCGGGTGTTTCTGCTACAGAGATTGACCTAACTGCCCCGACACCCGGAACTCCCGTTGGGGTGCCGGCAGGCGTCATAGGTACATCCAATGAGGGCCCAGCCTTTGTTCCCGTTACGGTCGCAAATTTCAATGAGTACTCAAGGATATTTGGTGCCTCTGACGGTGAAAAGTTTGGGCCGCTCGCTGTCTATGAGTGGCTGAGAAACGCCCAGGCATGCACGTTCCTTAGGGTTCTTGGCGCCGGTGACGGCAAGAAGAGAAGCGACACCACCGGTGCGGTCACATACGGCGGCTTCACGGTAGGAAATGAGATGGTCCAGGACAATGGAAATGTCGGGACAAGCAAGTATGCCTACAGCCAGAAGGCAGCGAACGCTGTCGCCGGTCAGAACGGAACACTAGGAAGGACCTACTTCATGGGTCACTTCGCGTCAGAGTCGCTCGGTTCAACAATCTTTTCTGAGGCAGGCATACAAAGCTCTACAGCTTCTCGGTCTGTACCGATCATCCGCGGCGTCCTTCTGGCACCGAGCGGAGTGGTTCTCACATTATCAGGAAACCATGTGGCAGGCAGCAGTCGAAGTGCTGGGGAGGGCGTCGACGATGGCCTCAACACACCCGTAGCAGGGATTGCAGCCACAGGAGATCGAAGATGGCCCGACGATGCTGATGGATACAGCGTAGGCAGCGGACCTTACGGCGCACTAACTGGATCTGTGGATCTAGGAACCCAAGAGTTCACAATGATTCTCTGTGGACATATCGATAATCCTACAAACGCCGCTCCTAATGTCATCACAGCCTCATTTGAGCTAACCGCACCAAATTACTTTGGAAATGTGTTTAACACAGATCCTCTGAAGATCGGAGAGAAAGGCCACCTTCTCTATTCTAGATTTGATATTCATCCCGACTTTTACACCCTGACAGGATCAGGTATCATCAATCCGTCTGCCATGCAATCCAGTTCAATGGGCGGAAAAGAAGACGACGGATTTATCACAACCGGCTCGATGGCGAGAGCCACATACGGTAGCAACTCCCCCAACTATGAGTCATTCAATGACAGGTTTACCACAGCATTAACTCCCTGGATAGTCTCACAGGCATTTGGCGGAAAGGCATATAAGCTCTTTAGAATTCACTCCATCGACGACGGAGCTGATCCCACCATAAGGGTGAAGGTATCAATTGAGAATCTTAAGAAATCTTCAACCACCACATCTGATTTTGGAACATTTGATCTCATTGTTAGAAAATTCCTAGATAGTGATCGTAATCAGGTTAAGATTGAGGAGTATAGAGGCCTTAGCCTAGATCCCTCTTCTGATAGATTTGTAGCCAGGATCATAGGTGATCAGGATACATATTTTGATTTTGACAGGGTGAGTAGCTCCCAGCGCCTCGTGGTCGAAGGTGACTTTCCAGTCCGGTCTGATTACATTCGTGTGGAGCAGTCTCCCCAATTAAAGGTCGGAGAGATTCCAGGGCTTGCTTTACCCTTTGGAAACCAGGGCTATTCTCACCTGATCACATCAGGATCACTACCACTCACTACAGTCCCAGTGCTGGATTCGACAGCATCGCCCATGTTTCAAACTAATCAGACAGCTGTGATCAAGCGCAGTGTAACACCGCCAGTGCCTTATAGAGAGAGTCTTTCATTAGGGCAAAGCCCTAATCAAACTGTAGGCTCTCAGCTTTACTGGGGAATTCAGACAGTTAGAAAGACCAGTGTTACAGAGCCTAATAAGCCCGGGGTCTTTGATGACTCTATCTATAGCTTTACTAAGTTCTATCCTGACTATCATCCCTCTCAGTTTAACTTTACAGAGGGCGACAATGCCGGTGCTGCTGATAGTAGTGGAACAGTTAGGGACTGTGACAGATTTAACAATAATCTCTTTACGCTTGAGCGCATTCGTGTTGTCACAGGCTCTGACGGCCTCGCTGATGTAGATATGTGGGCAAGCGCCTCCTATATCAGACAGGGAAGCATCGCAGTGAATGCTGCCCACAAGTATCGTGCCTTTAAGCTAGACGATCTAAAGAACGTTGGAAATAGAAAATTTGTCAAATTCACTGTTCTTCTTCAGGGCGGCTTTGATGGCACTGATATCTTTAACAAGGACAAGAGCAAGCTTCTCAATACAGCTGTAAAGAGAGAGATGGATGATTCTGGAAATCAAGGCGGAACGGACGGGCCTACAGTTTCTTCTTATCGCAAGGCAGTGACAATTATGGGAGAAAAATCCGATGTTGACATCAAGCTTCTCGCCATTCCAGGTCTACGTCACGAGTCGGTCACAGATTTTGCGATGGACGCTATAGAGAACCGATTTGACGCGATGTACATCATGGATCTCGAGGAGAGGGATACAGTTAACACAGTTGTGACGGCCTCGATTCAGAATATTGACGTGACAAACACTGTCAGCTCTTTCCTCAACAGGGGACTGGATACCTCGTTTGCAGCCGCATATTTCCCAGATGTTGTGATGACTGATCCCACCACACGTACAAACGTGAGGGTTCCTCCCTCTGTATCCGTGCTGGGTGCCTTCGCACTTAATGACTCCATCGGCTATCCCTGGTATGCACCTGCTGGATTTACAAGAGGCGCACTGGGAAGCTCTCTCTATGCGATGGTGGATCTGAATAAGACCAACATGGATGACCTCTATGAAGCTGACATCAATCCGATCACAGATTTCCCAGGAACAGGGCTTGTTGTCTTCGGTCAGAAGACATTGCTCGCTGCACAGTCGGCACTAGATCGAGTTAATGTTCGTAGACTTCTCATCAATGTCAGACGTAGCGTGAGAGCAGTGGCAAACAGGATGCTCTTTGAGCCCAATAGAGAAGAGACACTTAATAAGTTTAGCTCACTAGTTAACCCGATTCTACAATCCGTTCAGGAAAGAAGTGGAGTTGACAGGTTCAAGGTTATCATTGACACCACGACTACAACGCAGGCTGACATTGAGAATAACACAGTTCGGGGCAAGATCTTCTTACAACCTACCAGAACTGCAGAGTTCATTGCACTTGACTTTGTGCTAACTAATACGGCTAACTTTGAAAATGTATAGAAGAAAACCTTTAACAAGGATAATTAAAGATAAGATCTCAGGAGATTTAAATGGCTGAAACACTTTCCGTAACTGATATGCTGCCTAACAAATTTGAGCCCAAAAGGCAGTTTAGGTGGATCTTTGCAATTGAGGGGATTGACTCCTTTTTGATGAAAACTGCCGCCCGGCCTAGCATGGACATGGCTGTGGCCACTATTCCATACATCAACACAAAAAGATATCTGTCAGGCAGGTTAACCTTTGGTAACATGACTGTGACTCTTCACGATCCCATCGCTCCCTCTGGGCC